AAGCCAAAGTTTCCAACAGAGGCACAAAAACACGAAATGCGTCGTTTAATTGTTCAAGGAATTCCATTGATGTCTGTTAACGATTTCAAAAATCCAAACATTAAAATCAAACGAGCCATGGATGATTACAAATGGATGATTAGTTACAAGCCAATCCCAAGAAACCAAGATGACGATGAAACCTCCCAATAACGATTTAGACAACCTTGTACAAAGCATGGACGATTTCCGCAGGGGCGGTTGGATTGTCAGTTTGTTTGGTGGTGCCGGTATGCTAGCACGTATGCTATTAACCGACCAACATAGCCCATTAATTGTGTGGATTAGAAGAATTGTGGCTGGCTCTATTGTAGGCGTGTTGGCATATTTTGCGGTATGGGGCCAACCAATCAGCGGCATTTACAAGGCTGTTATTTTATCTGTTTCCGGTGCATTATCTCCAGAGCTATTGGAATACGGAATCGCTAAACTGAAAGCTAAAACGAACAATGAAAAAAAGAAACGTAAACACAAGTGAGGTAATTATCATGGTTCAAAGTGTATTCCTGATGTTGGTGGCAACTGCAGGTCTTTCTGCTACAAATTCGGTTAATGCCATGTACAATTCGCTTACAAATGCATCGTCGGCAGCGTACATTATTACAGATGGTGCCGTGGTTACAGAAACAGAAACAATTTCAACAGAACAGTGCATGCACATTATTAAGAATTTTGAAATGGTTAGTGTGTGTATGCTGTTAATAGGGTTAACAATTTTTATTAGCTCGCTTATCAGGCTGGCAAAGAAAACTTCAAAAAAATGAACAGACTTATTTTATTATTTGCATTCATGTTAGCCGGATGTGTAGCTACAACAGACCTACCGCCAATTCCTGACTACGATTACTTTGAGGCACTTGACCTGACACCAGCCGAAAGTGCTAAAATTGGAGCTTTAGAATCTGCATGTTTCACCATGATGACAATCTTTGCATCACTGGGTGCGTTGTTCCTTGTTATATCCACGTTCATTGGTGGCGTGGGTAGAAATGCTGGATTTGTTATGATAGTTTTGGCTGCAGGTGCGGGCTGTGCACCATTCGTGATTGTCGACCTAGTTACAAACGTATGGTTTAAAGTATTCATTTACCTGCTGGTTACGTCAGCCATCCTTTATGCGGTTTGGCAGGGTTTTCACACACACAAACAATACAAAGACTCCTTGCCCTTACCGGATAAGCCCATTGAGTGATACATGCCGCAGCGATGCGGTTTGTATGTGTCGTGGGGTCCGCAAGGTTAAATGGGGGTTTTTCATTTCTCCCAGCCCCGATACAAAATAAGCCACCCTTTCGGATGGCTTAGTGGTGAACCTGCTAGGAATCGAACCTAGATTCTCTGCTTAGAAGGCAGATGTTCTATCCGTTGAACTACAAGTCCAACTTAGAACGGAACGTTATCTTCGGGCTCTTCTTGTGTTTCGGCTACAGAACCGGAGCGTGAGTCACGGATTAAATCTAACGCATTTCTAAATGCGGTATCTTTCTCCGAGATTTTGCCCATGTAAGGTTTTGGCTGATACTCTTTAATGTACCAATCAAGTGACTTCTCTTGGAGTTCTCCAAGCGTCAAACCCTTGTTCTTACCGAACGGAACAATGAAACCTAAAGCTTGAGCAAGGTCACGGTCATCACTGGTTTGTGCGACTGTTACTGCTGGCTTTGAGATTGGCTTTGCTGACGGTGCTGGTGTTGGCTTGAAATTTTCGTTGGGGATAAACTTAGCGGTTTGAACCACACGGTTAATCTCTCCATCGTCATCATCTGTAGCCACGCCTGCCACTGCGGCCAAAGCGTAACGCCTTAAGTACGAGAATATTGAACCGGCTTCTTGTGCTTTAAGCCCTTCTGTTGCAGGGATTGTGCACACACGGTTAATTTCTCCACCATCTTTGTGTAAGATGATTGTGTTTACTCCAATGACATCTCCGCTTCCGATTGGGAATTGGAGAATTGCGAGCCCATGCTTTGCAAATATTGGTTTAATTTGCTGCAGGTGGGCCCCCAATGTGGCATAGGAGTTTTTATGAAACGGATTTTGGGCATCCGCCATAACGTTTTGCGTTTCTGCAATGGCTTTAACTAAAGCACTGCATAATGCTGGGTCTTGTTGGTTGTATGGTTGTTCTTCCATGATGTTTTTTGGTTATTTGGTTTGGGTGAAAAAGGATTTACGCATATCTTGACGAATGAATTTCATGATTATGATACGCATTAAAGCGGCACGTGAAATGCCTTCTGCTCTAGCGTATTTAGTAAGCAATTTAATATCCGGTTCTTCAAGCTTAATCCAAAGTTGTCTGGTTTTAATTAACGGCATTTTTCTTTTTGCGTTTTTTGGGTGCCGGTTTGTTTGGATTGAATAAATTTTCAATCAGTTTTGTCATTTCTTTTGCACGTACATTGTCATTGCGAAAATCAACTTTGAGTTGACCAGCAGGTAATGTGCGTGAGAAATCACGTAATACGCAAAGCATTGTTCCGTAGGTCTTGTAACCATCGAAATAACATTCGCGTACCTTGTTGTAGAGTGCCTCGTTGTTGGCAATCTGTGTAGCCATAACCCACGTTTCGTGGTTGGTATAGCCGTTGTATGATACTTGTGTGCTCATGTGTGTGGAAAGTAAAGGGGGCTTACGCCCCCAAGCGAATTAGTTATTTTCGTCTTCTAATTCTGCGATGCGTTCTTCAAGTTCATCAATCTTATCAACCATTGCGTTGTGAAGTTTGATTACTGTTGTTTGGGCATCGTCACGTTTAGTCAATTCCGAAAGAGATATGTCGAGACCTTTTACAATAAGGTCGTTATCTTTTTTGGTTTGTTCTTGTTCGTGTTTTTGAATCGCTGCAAGCAGTGATGCGAGAAGCTTTTCGATTTCTTGTTTTTGGCTCATTTTTGTTTTGGTTTTGTATACGCTGAATTGCGTAATAAAATCAGTAGATACTATGTTTTGTAGTTTTACAACAACTATTTTTATAAATTTTCAGAAGCCGAAATAACGTCAAATAAGTCCTTGTCTTTAAGCCGGGCTACTAGGGCCACCCCCACCTCTTTGTCATGGAAACGCCCTAAAAGCGTCTCTCCGGTCAAATTTGTGGTGATTATGGTGGGTTTTTGGCTCATTGTACGCTCGTCAATAAGGGCAAATAAGACGCTAGCCATCCGGTCAGTCATCTTTTCCTTACCCATGTCATCTAGGTACAATAAGGGTATTTGGGTCATACGACGCATTTCGGCATCCCATGACTCCTTGCCCCATGATGCTATCAATCTAGCTTCAAGTTCAAACATAGTTAAAAACAGGCACTTGTGTTTAATCGCATCCTTCATGTTAAGACGTTGTGCGATATACCACGCTGCACGTGTCTTGCCCTTACGTGTTGAGCCGTGAATTAATAATCCTTTTTTGTTTGGCTCCCATGTACGTGCAATTTCTCCTAAGCAAATTGGTAAACGCCCAGGGTCTGTATCACGAAATAATTCCGGTACCTTGAGGATACTAAATCTTTTCGTTGTACTGCTCGTAATATCTTCGAGATAGCACTCTTCGCAGAGTACCCAGTAGTCAACTGCGACTCCATCGTTCCATAGTTTTGGTCTGCACGGTTTGTTGCAACCGGGCTTGTAGCATTTAGGTGCGTGGCTCATTTTTGTTTTTCGTTAATTAGTTTTCTTAGCTTATCAATTTCTTCTAGAGCGTTAAGCCAGCGTGAATTATCGCATTTGGCTTCAATCTGCCAATACAATACCTGACGTTCAAGTTGTTCTAGTTTGTTGTGTAATTCAACCCACTTATCAGTAAATACCCACATCTGCTTACGCTTAGGTTTCATTGCAAGCCTATCTGCTTTCTTTGTTCGCAATTATTTTTGTTGTGCGGCTTTGATAATGAAATCAACTTCTTCTCTTAGCTTTTGAAACTGAGTGCGAAGTTCATCAAACCTGTGAATGTGTTTAATCAATTCATCGGCTTGAAGATTACGTTCATCACGTGAGCGTTCATTTTCTACAAGTAATTGGTTTACTTGTTCTTCTAATTGTTCGTATGTCTTTTTTTGTTTCATATTTTGTTTTGGTCGAGAAAGTCTTGTATGTATCCATCGATGCGAGAATCAATCTCATTCATCATCAATCTGTGTGTCATGCTACCGGGTATGATTTCTTTTTTAAAACCATTACGTAATTGGATGTGTGCGTTTTTGATAATGATTCCACCGTCATCAACTTCACCATCTTCGATGTATAAATCTAAATCAAATACCACAGTTACCCTGCGTTCTTTAACGTAGATATCACTATCGCATAAATGTAAGATATGTTTCTTCATTTTACGTTTCATGTTAGAACCCCTTGGCGTGGTCTGTGTCGGTCTTTGGTTTAGTGGCATAGGTCTGGTTGCCCTTCTTGGGCTCAAAGAGCCCCTGCCAGCCTTGTAGCATGCTTTGGTTGATACTTGCAATGGCTGCAGCCTCGCCCCATTCGGCAAACTTCTTATCCCATCCTTCGATGTAATCCTTGCTGGTGGTCCAACGCTTACGCTTACGCAGGTCTAACCATGCATCCCATGATTTGGACAAGTCTTCCCTAGAACGAATAAAGATGTCTGCAATAACCTCATCCGGCTTGTTATCATTCATATCTATACCTTTATTACTATATGGGTGAAATTTTTTTCGCCCTCTAGGTGAAGAATTCTTCATGGTAGGGGTGAAGTTTTTTTCACCCTCTGTAGCCACGGTAATAATGTCCCATAACGTGCCATCCGGGTCACGTCTAATGAAACCTAGGTCGCATAAACGCTGGATAGAGTATTGGGTATTACGTATGCTTTGGCACATGTAAGCTGATAGCGTTTCACGTGTCGCAAAGCACCCACGCTCATTACTAAGGATGTGTACAAGTGCGAACAGGAACTTGTCGCTATGGGTCAAGTTCTCGTTGGTGAATACCGATGCCGGTATCCACACTCCCTTGAAGTTAAACTGTGTCATTTGTTATGTGTTGTTTGTGAATTCTAAACTATCGTCGTTGTCGATAATTTCATCAGGGTCTTCGCCACTGTCGCATTCATCAAGCCAAAAGTTCTTCGACCCCAAAGAATTCTTGGGTCTGTGGCTTGCCGTTGTTGATGTACCATAACCATTTTGCAATAGCTTTGGTGTATTCTTGACGGCCCTTAATGAGCATTTCTTTTGATACACGGAATCGCCTTACATCGTATGGAGCACTCTTGCTCACACAAATGTAATAGAACGATACGTCTAAGCCCAAGTTATGTGCTGCAAGGTCGGTGTAGAACGCTGATTGCATAGCCCAATTACCTTTCCAAGATGCTCCCTTGCAATCACTTATGTCAGCAACGCTTTTTAAATCGTAAAGTTCTACATGAGGTGGGCTGTCTTTGCTAGTAATGAGTCTATGCCCATCAAACCTAGCCTTTAAGTCTACAATCGTGCCCTCGTAAGTTCCGGATGACACAATGGCTTGACCGAAGAAGGTGGCTTCTGGCTCGAAAATATCTTTATCACTTTGAGGCACAAATGGTGCTTTAGGTATGAATGGCAGCACTGCGTCTGACATATTTTTGGCTAAATCCCATTCCTCACGCTTGAGCACTGTTTTGCCTTCAGACTGAAGCATGAATTCATCATACTCCTGTTTGCCGGTTTTGGTGCGTCTGTCGATGCCTTCGGGCATCAATGCGTAATTGGTTGGCACAATCTCGGGCTCTAATGACATAGCGTGAAACAAACTACCAATACGCATTGCTGGTGTTGGCTCGTCACGATTGTCACGTTTGAACTCTGCATTGTATGGTGATACTGCATTAATGTCCTTTAAAAAGGATTGGTTGAGTGCAGGGTACTTGCGGTATTCGGCTTCGGGAAAGCCGGTACGGTGCTGAGAGTGAACAAAATCTAGTTTAAAGCTAGAAAACAGTTCACCAATATATTTATTTTTGTGCGTCATTTATTTTATGTAGGTTAAGTATAATTGTTTTGTAAGTGTCCTTAAGTACTTCAATGTGTATTGAGTACTCCGGTAATTGCAATGCTTCAAGCGTAGCAATAACAGTTTCTAACTGTCTTGCTGCTTGAAACAATGCAACTGCATTAGGGTCTTTAGGCATGAGATATGATTTCAGCGACATTGGGATGTTTGACGATTACGTCATCTTTAACCACAAAGCACATTACACGCTTCATGACTTGTTCAATTGTGTGTTTGGCTGATTTGCTATCGCCTGTTTTCATATTAACACCAAGGACAATTCCATTACCCATAAGCGGAACGGAATATCCATCGAATTTAAATCCATAGTCTGTGCCATTGATAAGACCCTCATCGTCCACGTAAAGTGAGTCATCCTTGCCCATGTTAAGAGCAGTGAATGTGCTAAACTTTCCGTGCATATAAAGGTCAGTGTAATGTTTAATCTCAACAAGTGAGAATGTATTATTTTTAGCATCAATTAAGATGCCGGTATTAGACTTTGGCTTTAATTTCTTTTTCTTTTTTGTCATAATCGTAATTGATAATGTCGTTTTGGACACAGAACACACCAAGACTTGCAGCGTTTTTAACGCCATGTTTTGCAAGCTTGATATATACGTTTCCAGCGTGATTGTTTATTGTTTTTATGCTTCGTTTTGTAATCTTAGCAATGTGTTGTTGTGTAAACCCTTTGCAGATTAATTTGCATACTTGTATTTCGGCTTTGGTTAAGTTGAAATGTTTATGCATTACGGCTTTGTGCATACGCCAAGGTACGCTTGTTGTGGCATTTTTTGCATGTATTGCCTGTGGTCTTATAGAAGAATTTTTTGTTTTTCTTTTGACCGCAATGATTGCATGTACGCACGGTTAATCCGGTCTTATTGTATCTACGCTGGGTTGCAGCATCGATTTTTCTGTTCGTGGTGAACAGTAGGCCGAATACGTTTTTGATGTATTTGATGTATCTCATGTTGTGTGTGGTGAATTATTTTTTAGTGTGTGTTTTAACTTCTTTTAACACTGCTTCGACAATAAAATCTCTAATGGAAAATTTATATCCGGTGCTCTTTGCAGAAGATTTAACTTCTTCAAAGAATGCTAGAATTTCATTTAACTTAGTTACTGTGTCTGGCTTAGTTGCTAATTCCTCTGGCGAGTAAGTAGCAATTAGTGATTTACGGTTTCTACCGGTTAGCTTTTTGTTTATGGACTTTGTTAAGAAGCCAGCATCAATTAGCGATTTGGTAGTATTGTGTGGTTTTTTGTATGTGTGTATCATGTCTATGTGTGTTTGGGTGAAATTGGACTCGCTTATTAGGCGAGTTTGATACCGACGAGGATGAGGATGCCTATGGCAATCATTACGTCTAGTACGATAGCAATCGCTATCAGTGTTTCTTGGTGTTTTATTTTCATTTGTTGTTGTGTTGTGTTGTTATTGTTTGGGTGGAAAGTGAAACCGCTTGTGAAGTGCACCTGTGTTTTAATTATTTCTTGAAGGTGTCACTCATTAAGGCGGTTAAAGTGAATTAGAGTCCCTTGCAAACGGTGAGGGTTTTTCTTGATTTAAATACGGTGTTAAGGTTACCCCCATGAGAGGCTCAAGCTTGCATTTATTGTTTGCTAGTATATGCTAACTCTAAAGTGAATGTGTTAAAGAACGTGTAGTTAATCACTACTCCAATCAATGTGTAGGTATTTTACACCACGTCAACACCAAGATAGGTATATTTTACTAGATTTACGTAACTCGTTGATATTCAACGTAATATTTACCACACTTTTTTCCATTTATCAGCACTTTGAAAGTTTTCTGGGTCATTTGACCTGATAAATATCGGGGCATTGGCACGTGGATAAGCACCTTCAACGTTGGTATTGTAATCAACCCACTCAATTGCTGCATCCCAACAATCAACACCACGCTCAATTAATTCCGGTATACTCTTACATTTGTATTCACCGTATGCGAATTGCAACGCATACAGATGCTCAATCAAATTTAAATCATACACCGCACGATATCCACCTTGATAATCCGATACGCCCACGCATGCGTAATCTAACCAATCACGTGGCTCTAGCAGAATCATCTTGTCCATGTCCTCACAACGTGAATCAATCTG